CTGGGCCTCGGGCGCCAGGGGGACGCCATTGAGGCGGCCGGTCAGCAGCACCTCGGGCGGGTCGAGGAGATCCTGCCGGTCCAGCTCCTGATGCACCGGGCCGGTGAAGAAGCCCGGCATCCCAACCGGGTGGTCCTCCTGCCGCATCCCATCGGAGAGGTGGATGTCGCGGCCCAGGTGGTCCTTCTCCCGGTAGGCCACGCCTGCCACACGGCCCAGGGCCGGCTGCAGCGTCACCAGCAGGTTGCGCAGGCCGTCCTCGGTGAACCGGATTTCCTCGGGCATGTTGCGCATCAGATCGCGGTCGCCGGGGGTGATCTCGGGGTAGCGGTAGAAGTCCTTGCTGCCGCTGGTGTTGAACGGGTTTCGCTCCAGAGTGCGGACCAGGCCGCCGACGGGGTTGCCTTGGCCTGATGCGACCCAGCCAAAGAACTGCTTCCATTTCGCCTCGTCGCCGGACTGGACGACTTCCATGAATCGCTGCAAGAACTGCAGGGGGGTGGCCCTCACGATTGCGCCGGTCATCACCTGCATAATCGCGGCGGTGATCGTCACGTTGTCCTGCTGGCTGGCGCCGGCCGCCTCTGCCGCATCGCGCAGATCCTTCCACAGCATCAGCGTGTTCAGCAGCGGCACCTGACCCAGTGGGATCGGGAATCCAAAGACCGTGTTGGGGATGTTTCCTGCAGCCAGCCATTCCCGCCGCTGCTTGGGGTCTTGCGGGCCGTTGCCGGTGAGCTTCCCCCACGGGTTGTCGAGCGCGAAGTAGCTGGCCCCCAGGAAAGCCGACAGCACCCAGGCGCTTTCCAACTCGGCAAGCTGCTTTGCCGTTGGCGAGGGGCCGTAAAATTGCTTCTGAAGCACCGTCCTGGCGAGCGGCCCAAACGGGCCCAAGGCAGTGTCAAGCAAGAAGGCAATGCTGTTGGTCGGGATCCGGGGGAACGGGAAGGCCGTGGAGTCCAGGATCCAACTGGCCTTCTGCGCTCGCTTCTGGATGTCGAAGACGGCGCCGGCCAGGCCCTCCGGGTCGTTCTGCATCCGCATCTGCTGGGCGTAGTCCCAGGCCCCCTGCTGCATGTCGTTGGCCAGCACCGGGGTGCCGGGGATCCCCTTCTGCGCCATGTAGGCCCGCAAGTCTTCGTCGCTGGCCAGATCCTTGGTGATGCCGTTCTTGCGGCGGAAGTCGATCAGGTTCTGCTCGCTCGGGATCTGCTGATAGATCGCGTCTTCGAGCTGCTTGTCCACGTAGGCCTTCAGCCTGGCCTGATCGGTCACGCCAGTTTGCGCATCCACCAAGCCCAGCTGGATGCCGTTGCGCTTGGCATCCATCAGCAGATCGTTGTGGAGCTTGAACCGGTACATCCGGGCCCCCACCACGTTGTCGTCCGCCGCCAGCATTCGGAAGCCGGGAGTCACCGGGAAGTTTTCGACACCAGGGATTTTCTCCATCAGAGATTTCTGGGTCAGCTTCCAAGCCACATGCAACTTGTCGCGCACATCACGGATGACACCTTCATCCCCGACTGGGTTTACGTCCCAGTTGATTGGCCTCTGCAGCACCTCCCGCGCCTGCTGCAGCTCTTGCTCGGGGGTCAGCGCCCTCCCGTGCATGTCGATGTCGCTGGCGAATGGCGTGTTGCCATCCAGGAACCGCTCCCAGTAGAGCTCCCGGAAGCCCAGCCGCATCGCCCGCTGGGTGGTCCAGAACACCTCCCACGCGGTCTGGTAGCCCTCCAGGCGATCACGCCAGGCAGTGCGGAACAGCTTGGTGCCGAACGGTGCCATCAAAGGCCCGTTCTCCGCTGCCACCTTCGCCATGCCATAGATCTCCATCACCCTGTTGGGGATGGCGCTGCTAAAGATTGGCGTGAAGCCGTTGAACAGCCACGTGTCCTTCACGTAGCCCAGGTCGCGGCGGGCGGCCGGTGATGTCCACTTCTCATCGAGCATGCCGAGGGGGTCCATCCCGGCGATCTGGATGTCGAGCTCCAGCTGCTTCAGGCCCGCCACGCCATCAGGGCCCTGGTCCACCAGGTTGACCACCTTCCCGAAGATCGAATCGTCGCTGTAGTCGGCGATTTCCTGCTTGGTGGGGATCGGGTTGTCCTCGGTGCCAGGGCGGACGATCAGGTCCTGCTCGGGGATCCGCAGCTGGTCGGCAAAGTCGCCTGGGGTCTTCTTGAGGCTTTGCAAGGATTGGCCCAGCCGGCGGCGGTTCAGTGCCCAGTTGCGCTGACCCAGCAGGGCCTTCTGGTAGCTGGTCGCAAATTTGCGGCCCAGCTCCACCGGCGCCGGCACCCCGGCCTCTTCCATGAAGGCCCGGATCGAGCGGATGTCAGCCAGCATGTTCTGCATGGTGAGGTCCGCGATCACCCGGTTACGGGTGGTGGCCTCCAGGATGTTCTGCACCGGCACCATGTTCTGGGCAGCAAACTGCGCCAGAGCGTCGTAATCGAGGCCGGCGGCGGGGAATGCCTCTGAGGCCATGTCCGCGAACTGCTCGGGACTCACCGGCGAGGTGACAAAGGCGTGATCGCCGGGGGCCTTGCTGGCCCAGTCGCCCAGCAGCACCTCGGCCGCGGCGCCCATGTCCTCGGCGGGCAGCTCGTCAAACCAGTCCGCCAGCTGGGCGAAATTCTGGAAGCGCCCATCGGCGCCCATCGGCGTTTCCCGCTCCCCCAGTGATCGGCGCACCAGCCGCCGAATCGAGTCGGAGTCCATCGCCCCCAGGAAGCGGCGCAGCATCTGGGTGGCCGGGTCTCCGGTTTGGTCGTTCAACAGGAGCCGCGACACCCGTTCGGTGTGGTCCAGATCGGCCCGTTGCTTGGCCAGCCGTTGCTTCAGCTCGGCAATCTGCCGGAGCAGGTCGTCGCAGTTGCTCATGTGCCGCAGCCTCCTTCGTTGAGTTTCTGTTGCAGGTCATCGATCTGGGCCCTGGTGCCATCGATCTGGCGCTGCTGTTCAGGCAGCGGCAGCCGGGGGCTCCCTGCGGCGAAGTCCTGCACCGGCACCACCACTTGACCGCCCGAAGTATCCCGCGAAACAGACTCCACCGCCTGCTGCACGGCCTTGCCGTGAGCGGCCACCTGGTCGGGATCAAACCCTGCGGCAGCCAATGCGTTGCGAAGCTTGTTGGCCGCTTTGCGCCGACCATCCACTGGCTTGGTCGCCAGCACGTAGGCAGCCCGGTCCAGATCGGACTCGAACTGCAGGGCGTTCCGTCCGTAGGTAGGGGGATTCTTGGTCAGCTCGGGGGGCAGGGTGAACTCGGGAGCTCCGGAGACCTCGCGGAATATCGACGACAAGGCCCCAAGGCCATCAGACGTGGGCACTGCATCCCGGCTCCACGTCTGCTCAAACCATCCGTCTTGGTGGTATGTCCTAAGAGGTGCCGCTGAGAAATCGTATCTTTCTATAAGATTGCCTTGTCGGAAGTCTTCGAAGATCGAGCGTGTCGACATAAACCCGTTGCCGCTAAGAGCGTTCCAAACTTTTTCACCAAAATCAAGAACACGGTCGACACCGGAGAAGAACTTGAGCGCCAGTTTCCCAATCTTGCCGTCTGGCGGGTACTCCGCAAGGAGGTACTGCGTCGGGTCCGTGCCACCTCTTCTTGCTGCTGCATAGCGCTGTACCGCAACTGCTTGGGATTCACCATAGGAGATCTTGGCGCTGTCCAGTAGATGGCCGCTACCGATGGCAATCTTGAGGCGTGCCCAGGTGGAGTCGAGTATCTTCGCTTCACTCTCGCCAAGCGCTAAGTACTGAATGCGGTGCCATGCTTCGTGGTAGGCCGTTTCTGTCCCGTCAATTAGGGTAGCGGGGCTATCTAATCCGTTAATCGTGATGTAGTCTTGCTCAAAATCTGGGGGTTGATGCGGAGTGTAGGAGCCTTTTACTGCCCAAGCTTCCCCTGGCATGCCACCCCATTCCTTGGGGGCCGGCCCGACTGGATAGGTGTCATTAAAGCGGATCACTACATCGTCGCCTGCTACTTCGCGGATCGTATTTGTGAGTATGACGCGCAGCTTGTCTTTTGTCTCTAGGGAAAGTTTTCTGCCGTTGGGGGTAGTCCACTCCTGCCCCAGCCCCTGCGCCTTCTTCTCCTGCAGCGAAAGGAGGTCGTAGCCCTCGGCCTCCCGCGCCGCCTTCTCCGCCGCCCAGGCGATCTCGGCATCCTGCCGGGCGTACTCCGCCGCTAGTCGCAGCTCATCGGCCGCCGCCTGCCGGGTGGCGGGCATGTTCGGCAGCTGATCCTCCAGCGGCAGCGTGGGGTCCATGGCGGCCAGCTCCCGCTGCACCGCCCTGATGTCTGCCGACGGGGCCGGGGGGAGATCGAGCGGCCCCATTTCAGTGGGCCGGACCTCGCCGTTGGCGATCGCCCGCTGGATGGCATGGGCCTCCAGCGTTGCCCGATCGGGCTCGGGGATCGGTGGCGGCGCCGGCGGCGGAGGGGCCAGCTCCTGTGGGGTGGCCTTCATGCCACTGCTGGCCAGTTCCCGCTCGATGCTGTCGCCAATCTCCCGTTGGATCTGCTTGGCCACGATCGAAGCGTTCTCGCCCTGCGCGATCCGCTCGGCTCCCTGGCTCAGCAGCTCCCCCACCGGACCGGATTGGTTCTTGAGGGTGTCGAACAGGCCCAGGGCCTGCTGGGCATCGGCCACCCGCTGGCCGGCGGCGGCCGTGTCGATCGTGGTTGCCCCGGCTTCACTCAGGGCATCGGCGTTCCTGGTGGCGAATCCGAATAGGCGGCGGTCCTTGGCCAGGCCCAAACGGACATCGGCGACCAGCTCGGCACGCTGCAGCATCGGGTTCAGCACTTCATCGCCGAACAGGCCGCCCTGCGCCGACGAGGCCACCACGTTGCCTTGCTGCTTGGCCTGATCCAGCACCTCGCGGAAGGTGTCCTCGGTCATCTTCGGCCGCTGCTTCAGCACTTGATAGGCGCCGCGCATCCCCGGCTCATCCAGGCCAGATTCACCCAGGGCCACGAAGCGGCCCAGCCGCTGCTCGCCGTTCACTGCCTGCTGGAAGATGTCATCTGGCAGTCGGCTCAGGGCCAGGCCCTGCCGCCCCCAGCCCTTGTCGAGGGGGATGCCGGCGGCCTGCAGCTGCGCCTGATCGGTCAGTCCGGTGGATCGGATGAACTTCGCCGCATCGAACGGGGTGCCATTGCCTGCGCTGATGTTGCTGATCGCTCCGGCCGCCCGGGCTGCCGCGGGGGTGGTGGCGTTCACCTCCTCCACCCGCAGCGTCGGGACGCCAAGGCGGTCGGCCAGTGCCCGGCGGTTGTGGCCGTTGACCACCTTGGTCTTGCCGTCGCGGGGATCCGTGAACACCTGCAGGACCCCCTCGGCGTTGGGGTCCCACCGCTCGACGCCGCCCAGCGACTGCCCCAGCTGCTCGCCTTGCGCGTTGATGCCCTCCTTGTATTGAAACTCCTGGGGCGCTGCGTAGATGTCCTCGGTCCGCATGGTGCGGATGTCGCCGCGCAGCCGGTTCGGCACGATCGTGGTGCCATCAGCAGACAGGGCCTGCATCCCGTTGATCACCTCCTCGCGGGAGAAGGGCCACGTCTTGCCGGTGTCGTCGCCGATCCGCTGCGCCAGGGCGGGGCTGGCGTCCGGGTGCGACAACTCCTCCAAGGTGGTGGCCGGCAGCCTGTCGAGCTGCGCCGACCAGGGCTGGAGGTCGCCAGCGCCATTCAGGTAGATCTCGCTGATCTTGTCGGTCGGGATGCCGGCCCAGGCCTCGCTGATCTCCTCCCGTGGTTGCGGCGCCGGCCGGGAGGCGATGACCTCCTCGATGTGCTGGAGCACCGGGCCACCATCGGCGCCGACGGCAGCCACCGCCCGCAGCTCGGCTGGGTCCAGCTGGCTTACCAGCTTCTGTGCATCGGCGACCTCTGGCAGCGCCGGGTCGTAGAACCACGGATCAGGCAGGGGAGCTGTCTCGGCCGTTGCTGCAGGAGTTGCCGAGGATTGCTCGGCAGCTGCCGGGGCTGCCGCGGGAACCGGGGCCTCCACGGGGGTGGTGACCATTTCCGTGGCGCCACGAACTTGGTCGGCCGGCTGCTGCGCACCACGACCCCAGCGGGCCAGCACCGCGTCGCGGGCTTCGTCGGGGGTCTGTGGGATCGGGACCGGGGCCGGCTTCTCCAGCGCCTGTTCGGTGAAGCGCTGCTGCTCCTCGATGTCCTCCACCAGGCCCCGGGCCTGCAGCTTCTCCCCTGCGGTCACATGGGTGGTGTTGGCGCCGGCCGCCCGTCGCCATCGGCGGATGTTCTCGAACTGCTTTCCGGCAGCTTTGGCGCCCACCCCAGCAGCTCGGGCGCCAGCCGATCCGGCCAGGCCTATCAGTTCGCCGACGGCGATGTTGGGGAAGATGCTTTTGAAGCCCGATGTAACCCGATCGTCCTTGGTCGGGTCCACCGCAAACGGTATCCCTTTGATGCCGGTGGCGGCCTCCAGCATGTTGCTCGGGTTGCCCTGGGTCGAGTCCTGCAAGAAGGAGCTCAGGCCATGCGTTACCCCCAGCGCAGTGCCCCAGCGCACGCCCCTGCTGGCCCAGCTCGCGCCCTTGACGCCAACGGTCAGGCCTTTGCCGATCGGCCCGCCGACTAGCGAGGTGGCGACCTCAACGCCAATCATGCGGCCCGTGTTATCGACTACGCCGCGCTGCCCCTCGGTCAAGTCTTCCGGCTGCTTGGCCCCCAGTGCCTGGTAGCCGGCCCTGACGTACGCATTTAATGCTCGACCAGGTGGGGATCGACGGGCATCGGCGTACTTGCCAGGCGCCAGGATCTTCTGGCCCAGAGAGATCACTCCTTCCCCTGCTGTCTGAAGGGCCCCGAACCCAATGGCTGCCTGCAGCTGGCGCACCACGGGCGATCGCCGGGCCGCCTCATTTACCAACATGCCAGTGGGGCCCAGGGCCAGCAATGTCAGGGCGCTAAGCGCCGGGTTTTGTGACCGAACAGTGCCCGGCTTCTGCGTTGCCTCAAGGCTGCGCAGTTGCTTGCCGGCATAGCGAAGTTCGTTGGTGATCGCATGCCACCACGGTTTCTGCGGAGCCTTGGCCTTCGGCTTCTGGGGCTTGGCCTTTGGCTTTGCGCCTGGGGTCGGAGGGGGTGGGGTGTGGTCGTGCGAGTGGTCATCGCCGACCAGTTGCCAGCGGCCATTCTTCTGGACGAGTGTTTGTGGCATCAGGGTCTCCTCGTGATGGATTGACGGACACGCCCTCCTGCCGCTTGTGAAGAGTCAGCTCCTCCAACGCGCAGCAGGCTGATGGCACCGCTTCTGGATGGGTTCTGCTTGCCACGAGTCGTTTCGGCAGTCCCCATTCCGTGGTTCAAATGCTCAAAGTGAAGGTGCGGCCCCGTACTCCTGCCGCTGCCAGCTTCCCCCTTCGCGCCACCGGAATACGCAACGATTTGGTTGGGCGAGATTCGCGCTCCATCTCTGATGTGGCCGGGGACGCTCGAAAGGTGCGCCATGCGAATCACGGAACCATTGGCCAGGCGGATGTCAATGAAGTTGCCATAGCCCTCATTCGCCTCAGAGGCCCTGCTGTTGGTTCTTGCAACACGAATCACGGTCCCGCCGACAGCCAACCCAAGCGGTGTTCCATGCGAAAGCCTGACGTCCCGGCCTTCGTGAGGGCGGCGGCGGAAGGATTCACGAGCGCCAAATTCACTGCCCAACTCATCAGGCTTCACACCTCTTGGGGACACCAGCATGGCCTGCCCCCCCATGCCGTATCCCCCACCTTCAGGCGGCCCGGGCCGCTGCATTGCCTGCCCCATGATGGATTGGCGGGCACTGATCAGCGCCTTCCGCACCTTGGCGGAGTCAATAGTCCCCATGTTCCCAGCGCTGTCGTTGTCGTAGTTGCCTCTGCCATTGGGCCCTTTGACTGCCGCCCATTCCGCCGCCATCGCCCGGTGAGCGGCGCCAAGGTCGTTGCTGCGCCCTGTCAGGTAGTCACGAAGTGCTGGCTGCTTATCGCTGTTGAGCACATAGGCCCAGAACATCTTTTGTTGATTGCCGGGGCTCATCGGGGCATCAGGGGGTAGCTCGGCCGCCAGCCGCGCCTTTGTGAGATTCCCTGGTATCCACTGGGCAAACCCAACAGCAAAAACCTGCCCAGCGGCCTGCATCCGCTCAACCTGCCCAATCGACATTGAAGTGAGGTTGATTTGCCTGCCGGACCCGGTGGTTCCGTAGTTGACCGAATTGAAGCCGCCCTCGCCGCTGCTAACCAGGGCAGCCAGACCTCCGTGGTCGCCGGACTGTCCCCCGCCGATGCCACCGCTACCCATAAAAGGGCCTTCGCCATCCCAGCCGCCTCCGCCACCACGGGCACGCATCGAGATCGTGAACTGGCCGGGTGCTGCGCTGCGGGCCCCGAACCGTGGCCACTCGGCAGCGGAAGCCGGTTGCGCCCCCGTGGCGGCATTGAGGGCCCAGCCGGCGAAGCCACTCAGCGCTGACTGCCCCTGCGCTGCCATCGCCACCAGGTGCCGCTGCGGTGTTGTGATGGCGCTGCTCTGATCGTTCAGGTGCTTCATCGCCTCCGGTGGCACGTTGATTCCGTAGCGGGCCCCCTGGACCCGCAGGAACTCGGCCGGCGATGGGGCCAGCGCATCCATGGCGGCACGCCTCAGCTGGGGGGAGAAGCTGCCGCCATTTGCAGCGTTGACGAGCTCCTTCCCGATCGCCTCCTTGCTCAGGATCGACTCGTTCCGGTAGTTGCGGAGCCGCTGCTGCCGGTTGGGCATCGAATCGAGCTGTCTGGTGTCCCATGTCGGCGGGGCAGGGGGGCCGGCCGGCTTGCCGCTGGGCTTGGGTGCGTTGGGATCCGGCGCCATGGCATTGAGCCCCGGCAGCGAGGGGGCACCGGAGACGCGCCCGCCGGGGAACAGCAGATTGAATGCCGACTGGTTCTTGGTGGCGAAGTCTGCGGCGGCACGGCTGGCCACCTCGTAGGTCTCACCGGGGTCCAGCGGCCCGCCCTTCTTCGCGGCAGCTGCAGCGACGGCGCTGTTCACGGCCGGGTAGAGGGCAGCGTTGTACCGCCGCACCGACTCGGCCAGGTTGGCGGCCCGCTCGGTCTTGGCATTCATGCTGCCGGCCCGCTGGAGCTCCTTGTAGTCGGCGCCGTAGTTGGCCGAGAGCGCTGCAGCCTTGGCGGCTTCCACCGCCCGGTTCACCTCGGACGGGGCCAGGGTGCTGGCCTTAGCGTCCTTGCTGCGGATGATCGATTCGAGCTTCGACGCCACCTCCCCGAACTTCGCCGGGTTGATCTGCCCGCGCATCGCCGCCAGATCCCGCCGCAGTGCTGCCGGATCGAAGTCGATGCCCCAGGTATCGCGGGCCTTGGCCAGCACATCCTCGCCAGCGTCCGGGGCATAGCCCTTCCCCTTGATGTCGATCTGGAGGCCCAGCTGGTCGTTGATCGCCTTGAGCAGCGGCGCCACGGGAGCGTTTGGGTTCTCCTGCCGGAACCGCGCCAGAAGCTGGTTGCTGCGCTCCACCATCGCGGCCTGATCGAGGGGGCCCTTGTCGCCCGGCTGGTAGACGCCCCCCACCGCCGGCAACTTCCCGGCGGCCGGGGCGCCGTTGATCAGCATGTCCGAGAAGTCCTGGACCCCCTGCTCTTCCGCACGCTTCTGCACCGCCCAGCCGTATTTCATCTCCGTGTCGGCGGCTGTCTCCGGGAACATCTGCGCCAGCGTTTGCTGCACCGCCCGCTTGGCCACCGGGTCCCAATACGTGGGCCCCGCTTTGATGCGATCCACAATGTTCTTGAACACCGGATCCTGCGAGTACGCCGCCTCGGTGCGCAGCGCCTTGTAGACCGTTTCCGCCAACTTCAGCGGCTGCCCGCCGTTGCCCATCAGGCCAGAGTGGTAAGCCAGGATCTTGCCGGCCTGGGTCATCACCTCGGCCTGGGCGTCCTCGTTGAAGGCGGGGCTCTTCCGATCGAGCATCACCCCAGAGCTGCCGATCGTGATCTGGGGCGCCCCGCCGAGCGCCTGCCGCTGCACATCCATGACGAGGCTGCGGATCTGCCCCGCAGCCACGCCCGGCAGGGTGCTGTCGAGGTACTTCACCCGGTCCTCACGGGCCCTGTTGCCGATCTTCTCCTCGGCGGCGGTGATCTTCGGCAGGGCGTAATTCAGGAACCCCGGCGATGCGGTATCGAGTCCGTATTTCTCGGTCAGCTGCTTGATGTAGCCCGCCTTCATCTGCGCCAGGGCCCCCTGTCCCTTGTCGGGCGAGAGGAACATGGTCGGCCCCATCTCCTCATAGGCGCCCAGCATCCCGGCCTCGGCCTCGGCGCCGGCCAGCTTCGCCAGCCCCCGCTGCACCCCCTGCTCCCGGTAGGGGTTCAGCAGGTTCATCAGGATGCCGCCTTCCGGGTCGCGCTTGCCCAGCTCGCGGTTGGCCTTGGCGTAGTCGAAGGCGCCGGCCTCGTTGGTCGCATCCGCCTGGCTCAGGGCCCGTAGCGCCATGCTCTTGGCGAAGACCTGCGCTTCCCCCTGCCGCGATGCCCAGCCGGCAGCGGCCTCGCCCGCGCCCTGGAGCGCATTGGTCAGGTTGGCATTGAACGGCGCCAGCGCTTGCGCCAGCTCCTGGAAGCGATTAACGCCGCCGTAGCTGGCCTGTTCCGGGCCCCGCAGCGTGGTGATCCCCTGCGGTTGGGGCATGGCCGGCGGCCCCGCGATGCCCCCCGGCTGGATCTGCGCCGGCTGGATAAAGGCCTGCACCGGCCTGGCTTCCGGGTTGACCTGGCCGAGGGGGAGGTTTGTTTCCATCAGGCGATCCCAGTCTTGGGCCCAGCGGCCTTCTTCATCCCGGCCGCGCTGCTCATGTAGGTGCCTGCTCCATCCAGCAGTGCCGTCCCGATCCGCAGCGCCGTAGCGCCACCGCCGGGGCCGGTGCCGGTCATGGAGGGGGCCGCCGGCTGCATCAGCGCAGGCATCGGCGCAAACGGCTCGATCGGCTCGATGTAGGTCGTTGGCGTGTAGAACTGCTGGCTGTTCCACTCGCTCAGGTAACGCCCCACCATCGCGGTTTGCTCCCGGCTGAACTGGTTGCGCTGCAGCTGGTCGTTGATCTGCGCGATCGTGTTGTAGTCGCCGGCCTGCTTGGCGTAGTTGTTGATCAGCCGATCGATGGAGTTGCCTTCAGCATCCATGGCCTGCACCGAGGCCCTGGCCTGCAGCGTCCGCCAGCCGTACTGCTGTTGCGCAACCGCGGCCTGCATGGCCACTTCTTGCAGGCGGTTCGAGGCGGCTTGCGAGTTGTTGATGAACTCCGCCCCAGCGGCGGCCCGGCTGTCGCGCACCACGTTGGCCTGGTTGATCTGCTTCGCCAGCTCAAAGCTCTGCAGCTGGTGGACATAACCCAGCTGCTGCTGGTACTGCACCTGCTGCCCCCAGAACTGATAGCGAGCGTTCGCATCACTGAAGCGCTGGTTCTGATCGGCCTGCCAACGGGCGAATTTATTGGTCGCCTTTTGAAAGGTGCTCTGGTTCAGGTAGTCCTGCTTTGCGGCCGCAGTTTCTTGTGCGCCCTTAAACAGGTTGAGCGCCGTGCTGACGGCCGCAATCCCAAGGCTGACCGGATCGAGCACCATTAGGGCACCTCCTCAAACATGCAGAACAGGGCGCAGCTGGGGCCAAATGGGGCCGGCGGGTGAACCGTGAACCCCAGCGACTTCAGCCACCGAATTGAGCCCATGTTTTTGGCGTAAACCCAGTTGCTCAGTGGACCATAGCGCTGGAGGCACCGGTTCACCCAGCATTTCCCCTCCCGAATGAACTGCCGCCGATTGGCAGCCGTGGCCAATAATCCATTAGTGCAGAGCAACCAGATCACGCCACCACCGGAGACACCGCACAACGCCACTGGCACACCGTCGTCATCCACCACGGCATGGCATTCGAGGCTGGCCAGCCAGCTCTGCCGCACGGCGTCGAGGGGGCTCAGGCGGTGGCTCAGCCACACCTCAACGCGATCTGCCTCCCGCAGGTTGTGGCCAATGAACTCCACCACGTCGCCGGTGGCATGGGCCCATCTCATTGCTGCACCGCCCGCCCTTTGCCGGTGATCAGCCCGGTCCACTCCAGGCTGGCAAACTTGCACGGGTGGGCCGTGTCGTTTTCGATCGTGACCGTGTTGCCTTCCCCCCGGCCAAAGACCGGAATGGGGAACACTCCGGCCTGGCCCTGGTCCGCACCTTGCAGCAGGCCGATCGTGCTGCCTGGGAAGACGTAAACCGCCTCGTCGCGGTTGCCGGTGGGCGTGACCCGCACTTGGAAATAGCCGGTTTCGTGGTAACGCAGCCGCGCCTGGCGGACCTGTGCCCGCAGCGTGTTGCTGGCCACTTGCCCGCCGCCCTGGGTTCGCATCGCCTTGAATCGCGACGGCCGGTAGCGAAAGGAGTAGACCTCCCCGAAATAGACCTGCGCTGCCGACCAATCCCCGTTTGCTGTGATCGTGTTGCCGCTGCTGGCGGCCCCTAGCAGCACTCCGCCCTGGTAGCCCGCTTGGTAAGCCGACCACGCTTGTGTCGTGGCCCTGATCGTGAACGGCATCGTCCAGGTCGTCAGTTTTGCTACGGCGTTGTAGGCGCCGGCCGGCACCCGCACGGCGGCCGGACTGGCGGCAGTAGTGCTCACCCAGCGGTCGAGCAGCAGCGGATACGGCGCTGCGGCCGCCGACTGGCGATCGAGCACCGGCATTTTCTCTAGAAACACTTCCCCGCCTCGCTGGACCAGGAGGTAGAGCGTTTCCTGGATCGCCACGATCGAGAGGATGCTGTCTGCCCCAGGAAGTTCCCAGTAGCTCCAGCTGGACTGGGCCCGCTCTGCCCCGCTGCCGCTGTTTCGATAAAAGTACTTGTAGGTATAGATCCTATTTGTATAGCCGGCTTTGCTGCTGATGCAATAGAGCGAATTGCCTGTGTCATTCGCCGCAAGCTGAAAAATGCCGGATGGGATGTAGCTGCTGACATGATCAGTAATGCTTTCCGCGTCGCCCACCAGCGCAGTGCCAGCGCCGCGCACCGAGAACTGCCGCAGCTGGCTCCAGTCCCCGTTGGACTGGCAGAACACAGCAGAGCCTCCCATCTGAATCGGTCGCACGCCCGTGTCAATTTCGTATCCCGTAAGGATCGTAATCGCATCTGTTGTTGGCGTTAGAGCGGCATCGGTCGCATAAGATCTAAACTGGTAATCATCACTGAACAGCAGCATTTCGCCCTGGAATGGCACCGCATATCGCAGCACACTCACCCTGGAACTGCTGGCGGTCTTGTCGATCGGATCGCTGTCCAAAACCGTTGTCACGGTTTCCGGGAAGAAGGCGAAAAAATCCTTTGCCCGGCTAAAGATCCGCTTCTCATCAGCCAGGATCCCAAGCCGCCCGCGGTGGATGAAGATGTCGTTCACGCTTTGCCCCACGAAGCTCGGGTCCGGCGCTGATTCGCCGTCGCCCGCCACCCGCTGGCCCCAGGTCGGCAGGGTCAGGCCCGTCAGCGCAGCACCGTTGAGGGGCCCGAAATACCACGTGCCCGCTGGCAGCCGCACCAGCACCTGCGGCATGGTGGTGGGATTGAGTTTGTACTGCGCCCCCGGCGCTACGCACTCTTCCCATGCGCCCTCCCCGAAAGTGCCGGCGCCGGTGCGTGGCACGAACTTCACGTAGTAGCCATCGAAGTTGCTCGACGGGTCGCCCGTCACCTCCACCTGGTAGCCGACCGGCGCGATTGTCGGCAGGCTTGTGAAGCTCTGCACCGAATTGGTGATCGCGGTGATGTCCGTGTTGGCCCTGGCATCGGTGGCGCTGATCGTGATGGTGCTTGCGCTGGTGAAATGCAGCACTGAGCCGGCCTGGGCGATCGAGACGCCAGCCACTCCGGCCAAGGCCGTCTTGATCTGGGTGGCGATGTCTGCCGTGCTGATCGCTGTGCTGACCGTGGTTGTGGTCGTCACCGTGGCCAGGGTGCCGTTCACGTTCACCTTGTAGGACTGGCCGTAGTTGGCGGCCTTGACCCACACCAGTGCCTCGTTGGTTGCTGGCCTGGCCACGGCGGGGGCCAGGGCCGAGTCCATTGCCACCACCTTGAGCGAGCTGGCCACGAAGGTGTAATCCGCCACGGTGCCGCACCGGATCTGCCGCTTTGCATCTGTCACGCCGGTCAAGTAGCCGTAGCCGCTGGGGGCGTTGACGGTCTGCGCCACGCCATCGAGGTCAAACACCTTCACGGTGCTGTTGCTGATCACCGCCAGATACCGCTCGGTGCGGTCGCGGAGGATCGCATGGACGAACACGTCCCCCAGGCTGGTGGCGCTTACCCGGGCCAGCGTCTGCGTTGGATCCCGTTTGCGCAGGCCCTCCGCGCTGCTGCTGACTCCATTGATCTGCAGCTCCGCCTGGGTCGGATCCCGCTGGGCGTCCGGTTGCTGGCTGATCCCCTGGATCAGGTTCGGAATCGTGGAGGTAAAAAGCTCAGCCATCAGTCGAACCAATTCGAGCTGCTGCGACCAGCCAGTCCGGCGGCAGGGTTGAAGGTGCCAAACGGCATCACTCCACGCTGGCCACTCAGGGCGTTGGGCTGCAGCTGCTGCAGCTCGTTGCGGTCCAGCTCAGTCCGGGCCATCAGCAGATCTTGCTGGGTGTAGCGCTCGATCGAATCGCTCCCCAGGAACCGGTTAGCAAAGGCCCTGGCGCCCAGGATGACGACGTAGCGGTTGTAGGTCTCCGGGCAGTCATCCCAGGGCAGCATCCACACCACGTCGGCCGTGAGTTGTGTGACGGCGGCACCCGTCAGCACGTAGGTGCGGTTCACCCGGTCGTAGACCCGCTGCCCGCGGAGAATGAAGCGCCCGTCCCACTGGAACGGATCGGGGGCAAAGCGGGTGAGGTTTGATGGCACGGTGATGGTGCCGTCCGTGGCCACGGCAAAGGGGTAGTCCTGCGCCGAATTCCAGCTCCAGCCCTTGGTCTGCTCGGCCTTATGGAACTCCAGCAGGGTCCGCTCGGCGATGCTCGATTCGGTCATCACCGGGTCGTCAAGGCTGTTGACCGGGGCCTCGCCAATCACGCCCAGCAGGATGTTCACCGCATCGAGCAGCGTGGTGCGGCCTGGCGTTGCCGACTGGTTGGCCAGGCCCATGAGTGATCCAGCAGTGCAGAGCACATGCTATCGGTTGCCGCAAAAAAGCCCCCGGCGAGCCGAGGGCCTGGGTGCTCCTACCGATCAGAACTTAGGGGATCACTATCGCAGCAGCGCATTCATCCCGCAGCCGGCCGATGCCAATCGACTGCGTGGCCACAGCCAGGGTGGCTTGGTACTGGATGTTGAAGTCGCCGTCGGGGTTGGTCATCTGGAGTTTGGGGGCCCGCAGGGTGAGCATGCCCACGGCTTCCTTGCTGAAAACAAGGCCCTTGCACTTCGACAAGTCCTGGGCGTAGTCGCTGTTCTTGTCGTAGGTGTTGAGCGTATAGGCGGGCTGCACCAAGTGGTTGGACCACATGATGGGCACCCCCTTGACCCGGTAGACCGCGCCGTTGGCAACAGTGCCGTTGCTCGGGCCGCTTGATCCGTTGTTGTAGTCCTGGTTGATTACACGAGTGCCTTCCGTCAGATAGTCGTACTCCTCCGGCGCAAGGACGCAAACCAGGGTGGAGGGATCCACGTCCTTCTTCCTGAACTGGGTCACGATGTCACCCAGTGCGCTCACCAATTCGTCCCCCTTGCTGGACTTCGAGGCAGCTGCATAGCCAGCCGTGAGCGTCTTTTTGTAACCGGTTCGGCCAGTGTTGATCGAGCGGGTGAGGGGTTCAGTGCTGTTGCTGGCACCGGCGTAGATGATGCGGGCGATGCGCTTGTCGGTCTCCCAGGCCAGGGCGACGCCCAGCTGCTCGAAGAACTCGGATGC